CACGGGCCTGCAGTTCTTCAATGCTGGCCGCACCTTCACGGAACAGCGGAGCCAAAGCGGCCCCCTGCCTGCCGAAGATGGCGACAGCGGCGGCAGCACGGTCTGCGGCCGTCGGCAGCTGCGAGATAGCCTGCCCGATCTGTGAGAACTGCTGCTCGGGTGACAACGCCCGAAGATCCGCCAACGACAGGTTGATGCCCTTGAGAGCCTTGTCGAGTGCGTCGCCAGGCGTAGCTTTGCCGATGTTCACAGCCAGCCGCTGCACGGCGGTGCCGAACTGCTCGGTGTCCACGCCGGCGAGTTTTGCCGCCAGCGAATAGCCCTGCAGGGCCTCGACGTTGATGCCAGTGCGGGCCGACAGATCGTTAAGTGAGTCGATGCCTGAGTTGACGCTGGACACCAGCGTGGTGACTCGGTTGGCCACGTCACGGAACACGTTGGCGATTGCCTGGACGCCGTCCACGAACAGCCTACCGAGCTCGATGCCGGCGAGGATCTTCGTATTGCGGGCCAGCGACTCCAGGCTGGTGTCGGCCTTCTTGGCGTTGTCGCTCGTCTTGTCGAGATCCCGCTGGGCCTTCTCCAGGGCTCGGTTGTACGTCTCCTGCGAGATGCGGCCGGCACGCAGTTGGTCGTTGAGCTCGTCAACCGCCTCGGTGTACCGCTCCTGCGGGCTGATGTTCGCACGGGTAATTTCGGACGCACGCTGCAGGAGCTTCGTTTCCTTCTCAATCTCCTTGCCGAGGTTGGCATACGCTTCGGCAAACTGCTTGGCGTTGATCTCGCCGCCCTGCAACTGCGTCACGAGAGCGTCGAAACTTGCAGCCGCAGCACGCTGAGCGTTGGCCGCCGCTTCACTGCTTCCGGCGAACTGGTCAAAAACGCTCGTGAGCTTGTCGGCGTTCTGCCCCAGCTTCTCAAGCGCCCGCTCGGCCGGCGTGAGGTTCTTGACCACGCCAGAGGCGTCGGCGGAAACCTTCATCGCAAGTGAGAGGATGTTGGCCATAACTGCTGCTACTGTTCAAAGATGCCAGCGAGCTTTGCGAGCTCTCGGGCCATCTCCTCTGATGTCTGCGGTGGCTTCTCGGTAGGAACGAAATCGGACGCCTTCGGTGCTTTTCCTTTCTCGCTGTACGGCGCGAGCACGGCACTCGTGAGCAGGCCCGTCTGCTGCCATGGATCCGGCAGAGCGTGGTAGTAGCGTGTGAACGCCACCCACTCACTGAGCTCTTGCGAATCCATGCGGCGAGACAACTCCCGCACCGTCATGCCTAGGTGCCCGGCGAGGCGGAAAAGAAACCTCCGCATCGGCCGGGTCTTCAGTTTTTTGCGAGTTCCTCCACGTCGCTCTCGGTCATGTTGTTGTGCTTCATGGCCTTCTCGAAGAGCTTCGACACGACGGCCGACGACTTCTTCGCCAGCTGCTCGATGCCCTGCTCGTCGAAGAGCCGCTCGCCACTCTCGGGGTGGCACAGGCAGCGGGCCAGGTACTTCGTTCGGAAGTTGTCGATGCCCCGCTCCTTGTTGCCGATCCACTCCTTCTCGTAGCTGTCACGCTCCTCGACGGTCATGACACGGATGCCGAGCACCAGCGGCTTACCGCTGGCGTCCTTCCACTCCTTCACCGTCACCTTGAGCACGGACAGATCGTCCGATGCGAGAATCTGGGCGGCGAGTTCCTGCACAGTCAGAGCCATGGCATCTCCTAGGGTTGGATCCTGAGCGTGACGGTGTACCGTGCCACGTCATTGGCAATGCCCTGGAGCGTGAACTTCTCGAGCACGGCGGTGCCGGAGTAGGCAAGGCCACCGCCCGCAATCGAAACCGCAGCACGCTTGGCGTACTTGGCCGTCGAGATGTTCGCAGTCGTCAGGCACGATATCTCTATAGTGCCAACGTCAAGCGTCCACGTACTCGCACGAGCCAGCGGCAGCGAGCCGCCGTGAGTCACGCGCAACTCGGTGACTTCACCGAATGACACGCCGTCCCACGTCGCCGTGACGCCCGCTGCGTATGTAGCCATGACGGGGCTCCGTCATGGACTACGAACGGGCAATGCGGAACGTCACCTGGCCTCGGATAGCGTCCTGCGTCGCCAGCGTCAGCGTGGAACTCTGGACAGTTCCAGCACGGGCGAGCAGCTCGGAACCACCCACGACGATCTTGATCGTGCCCGTCGATCGGTCTGCAATCAGCGTCTTCCCAACGTAGTCAAACTGCACGGTTTGCCCGGTGTCGCCAGACGCCGAGCCGGCCAGCGGCAGGTCGAGAGTCTTGGCCGTTTCGCCAGCTGTCTGGCCCAGATGGGCCACGTTGATCTTCTCGTCCTCCGCAGTCGGATCGGTGGCAGAGATGACGACGTTCGTGACGGTGTAGACCGTGTTGGTCGTGGGCCACGTCACCACCGTACCTGCACCATCATGCGGCGTCTCGAAAGACATCGTTCAAATCTCCTGCCAGAGGATCGAATACTGTTGGTTGACCGTGAGAATCGGCGGCAAGTCGCCTCCCGCCAGCTGCACCACGCCGTCCGATTCCGTGTCCAGAGACACGGTCCTGACGCTCACGTAGTTTTCCACAGCCGTGCCGTACCCATCCAGAACCGATCGGCATCGGTCGGCGATGTCCCGGGCCTCGCCGTACGTCTCGGCGTACACGTCCACCGACAGCAGCACGACGCCCATTCCCATCGGGCCGGATAGCGTCTGCGTCCGCTGGATGCCCGTGCGACGCCAGGTGATGAACGGCAGATCCGCCGAGGCCGGTGCCACGACGGGGTAGACACGCTGGCCCACGACAGCCGCCACGGCGGGGTCGGCCACCAGGGCGTTAGCCAGCAGCTGCTCAGGTGACTTGAGTGGCATGGTGGCTACCCTCCGATGATGCCGCTGATGGTGCCGGTGCTGGACTGCGTGATTTTGGAAATGGCGGCCTCTATCGAGATGCTCAGCTCACGCCGCAGGATCTCGGCCACTTGGTTCTTGGTCTGCTCGTAGGCGGTCTGCACGGGCGGGCGGCCGGCCACACCACCTGGCCGAACTCCCGGCAGGCGGATTGCCCCCTGGCCCTTCTTGCCCTTCATGAAGAAGGCGTAGGGCTGAGACTTGCTGCCGTCGGGGTAGATGTCGAACGGTCCACGGGCGGCCAGGCTCGATGCGATGACGGCCCCCTGGCCCTTCACTTGGTGGGCACTGACGGTGGCCACCTTGCCAGACTTCATGCGGCGGGTGTGCGACTTTCGCTGGTAGGGCTTGTCCGAGAGCTTGGTGACTTCCCGCTCCTTAGTGCCGAACTCCAGCCACCACTGATGAAAGCCCCGTTCCTTGCCAATCCGCACGCTGCCAGCGGTGGCGGTGCCACGCTCTTTCTGAGACTGCCGGTAGCCGATCAGGCCCACGGCCGCCCCGTCCTTCGGGTACTTAACCGTTTTGTAGTGGGCAGCCCGCTTGAGATTGCCGGTGGGGCCCACGGGCGTGACTTCTCGCAGCCGCAGGTACGCCGGCCAGATGGCCTTCTCCAAGGCCGCCTCCAGCGTTGCAGCAAGCCCGGCACGGCCGTCTTGCCCGAACAGGTTCCGCAGCTGCTCGGTCTTTTGCTTCAGGTCGGTGGAGTCCACCGTGATCAAGATGAAGGCCACTAGATCGCCTCCTGGCACAGCAGCTCGTGCTCGGTGCGGTTGCCGTGCTCGAGGATGCTGACGATCTCCAGCGTGCGGCCACGCCACTGCAGACGCATCTGCTGCGTGAGTCCGGTGAGATACCGCATCCGCACCCGGTGGCTGGCCTCGGTCTGCTGCTGGCCCTGCAGGAAGAACTCCCGGGCCGAGATGCCCTCGACGCTGGCCCAACGCTCAGCGAAGGTGCCCCACGTCTGCGTAGCCTCGCCCAGCGGCGTGCGGCTGTCCGTGGCCTGCTGCACCGTCACTCGCTCTCGGAGCCGGCCAGAGTTCATCAGTCTGGCCCCCACATGATGAGCTTGTAGGTGCCGGTGCCAGCCCCAGCCAGCAACTGGGGCACGGGTTCGCTGTCAGCCATCTGCGTCACGGCCACCTCGCCGTTGGACGAAATGAGCCGCCACGCATCGTCGCCGCCGTCGTTGAGGGTGCGGCGGCTAGAGCCGCTCCACGCAAAGGCCAGCTTCAGCGGCGAGCCCAGCGACACAAGCGTGCCGGCGGCGTTGCGGTACGAGCCGAAGTTAATGGACACGCTCGAGGTTCCGGCGGTGCCGGTGACGGCCACGACTTCGCCCGAGGTGTACCCGGTGACGGACTGCAACGACTGCACCTTCAGCCTGGCCGTGCCAGACGTGTCGTGGAAGAGGGCGTCAACAGTGATGCGGCCGTCGATGCTCATGACGCAGACCACACCAACACGGTGTATTGCGTGGTGCCAGCAACTCCAGCGACAGAGATAGACTCCTGTTCGTCGAGGTTGCTTGTGCAGACGTGGCCTATAGAAACGAGATGCACGCTGCCATTGGATTGAGTCAGCCTGCCACCGTTTCCACTTGCATGAAAAACGACGTGGCCGTCGCTCGGAGCCACTGTCACCAAGTTGCCGGCAGCGTTTCTGTATGTTGTCGGTGCGAATTGCAGCGTGACCGCCGTGCTGCCGCACGTTCCGCTCCAGTAGGCCACGGTGCCAGACGCATAGGAGTCGGCATCCTGAATTGAGAGCACGTTGATTGCGTTGGTGCCGTCCTTGTCGTGGAACAAGGCGTCCACTGTGATCCGGCCTTCAATGCTCATCGGTACGATCCCCAGCGTTGCGAGTCGAGAAGCGACTTCACGCCGAACTCGATCTCTTTGGAGATGCTGCCGGTGAGCACGCTGGAGCGTGACTCATACCAGTGCCCAACGAGCATCAGGATGGCGTGGCGGATTGCGGCTGGCACGCTCGTGCCGCTGGCCCCGTAGCCGGCCCACCACGTCACAGCCACGGCGTTGTAGTCGTCGAGGTTCGCCGGCCACGTTCCGGCACGCAGCTGCCGCACCACGCCAGGCGTTGAGTTGCGGTCCACTCGGTACGCCGTCGTGGACAGCGTGGCCGTGGAGTCGTCGCCCAGCGTGTAGGTGAGCGACACCGCCGTGGCTGTGCCGCTCGTGGCAATCGGCGGCCGGGGCAGCTCGATCTCGTAGGGGAACGAGTCCAGCCGCATCGTCCACTGCGTGTTGATCAGCGTGCGGTCCAGGTACTGCTCGCACCACTCACGGGCCGCCGTGATCAGCGTAGAGATGTAGGAATCGTCGTCGCTGATGTCCACACGCAGATGGGCCTTGGCCTCGGATACCGAGACGGGCTCAACCGCCGGCGGCGTCGCTCTGGTCAGGCTGCGGTACTGCACGGGGGCGTCCTCGTTTCCTGGGCGTGGCGTCGGCCGTCTCGGCCCGGTGCTCGATGGCCGCCGTCTCGATGGTCTGCTGCTTGTCCTCGACGGCGATGCCTCGGCTGATCCAATCGTTCGCCATGCCGTCGGGAACGTCCGGCAGCACCTGGCCACGCTTGTAGTGCCGGTAGCTCATCAGCATCCTTATCTTCATGATTCCCCCACCCTCCATGCAGTTTCGGGCCGCTTGCTCGTACTGGTGAACTCATTCGCCCACTGGAACACGGGCGTGGTCAGGTTGCGGCCGGGCCACGTCACGACGTACTCGCCGTGTCCCAGCACGACCCGGGGCGAGACGAAGATCCGGTTGCCGCTCTCTCGCCAGTTCTTCCACCACCAGATGTCGGGATCTAGCCGGCCGTCGCCCCACGAACCCTCGGGGTCTGGCTTCGACCAGAACCACGGTTTCTTGGTTCGCTTGAGTGCGGCCGTGCTGATCACCGTGAGGCCGAAGTGGGCCGTGTCCACCTCTTGAATCGGCTCAGCAAACCACGACGGTGGCAGGCTTGTGTGCCCGGCATCCGGCGGCGAATCCAGCGTGCCCTTGAGCGTGAGCATGGGGCGGCCGTCCTCACGCTTGGTTTGCAGCCCCGTGATCGCATCGCACTGAAACGTCATCGCCATGGCGAAGAGCGTCTCCACGTCTTCCTTGGTGAAAAACGTGTCGTAATCGATGGCGAGCAGGTACTCGGCCTTGTCGATGAACTGCTCGAAGACCCGGGTGTTCACTTGGTCCCAGAAGCAGCCCGTGCCGAGAGTCGGCCGGATGCCCAGCGGCATCAGGGCCTGAGCCCAGGCGAAGAAGTTGCTGGTGAACCCCAGCCGGGGCATCGACAGCACGGCCTCGACTCGGATATCCACCTGCGTGTCACCGACACGGACGAGCATTGTGGCCCCTCAAATGGAAACGGCTGGCAGAGCGTAGAGCCCTGCCAGCCGTCCACTGTGCCGCATGTGTCAAGCGATCAGCCGCTGACGAGCGTGCCGACGTTCTTGGTGGCCGCCGAGACCGGAGCCTCTTCGGCACGGCCCAGCCGGGCCACGCTGTTCACCGCCACGGTGTTGCCGGGCGAGGTGTACAGCGTCAGGAAGCGACGCTTGCCACGCATGTCCACGTTGAACCGAGCCACGTAGCCGACGTTCGCCCCGGTCGTGGTGCCAGCCGCCACCGTGAAGTCGGTGCCGCCCACGAAACCGCTGATGTTTGTCTGGCCGGTGCCGGTCACGTCGTGCTGCGTCAGCCGGAGAACCGGAGCCGCATTGCTGGTGGTCGCCGTGTACGGCGAGTACACCACATCGATGGACACGTACTCGAAACCGAGGGTGTCGATCTCGTGGCTGTGGGTGGCCGAGGCCGCCACACTCGCCGCCGCCTTGGCGTCCGTCTTCGTTGCCGCAATCTGGATCATGGGAGCAGTTCTCCGTGGATGGAACTAGGTTCAGGACGCCGCAGTCTTGAGCGCGATGACCGGGCCAGCCTCGGTCGTCGAGCCGAGCGAGTGGAACACCGCATTGGCACGCACGATGCCGGTCACGAGGGTCTGGTCATACTCGACCAGCCGCTCCTGGCTGACACGCAGGGCGTAGCCCTGACGCAGGCCGAGGGCACCAGCCATGGCCATGTCCCCGAACAGCACCTTGATCTTCGACGCATCCGCACCGAGCGTGCTGTTCATCACATGCACGAGCGTCACGGGGTAGCCGAGGAACGTCAGGCCGAAGCCCTGTGCCACGCTGGCGTTGCCACCCTGGCCGAGATCCAGCCGCTGCATCGCAGCGTGGTAGCCGGCCGGCGAGATGTACCACCGGGCACCGGGCAGGGCGTAACGCGGAGTCTTCGCCAGCACGGCAAGGAAGTCTTCCTTGTCGAGCGTCTCGAATCCCGTGTTGCCGGGGGCCGCCGTCGCCACGCTGGCGGTGTACGGAGCGGTGTCGATCTTGACCGCCACGCCATGGTGGCCGCCGAAGGCCGAGGTGCCCGTACCCGTGAACACCGCTTCATCGAGGGCCTTGGCAACCGCAAGGCTGTGCTCCTGGGCGATCAGGTCGGCAATGCCCACGCCGTCGGCCCACAGTTCGTTGCTGATCTTCGTGGCCACGCCGAACTTCTGGGCGACCAGCTGCACCTGCGTGCCGGTCATGTCGCTGTAGGTGAACTCGCTGCCTTCGCCGAGCCACGCGCCGGTGACGCCGGTGAGCCGCTTCGGGATCATCAGCGTGTCGCTGGCCATCGAGAAGTTCTGGAGAGCCCCGGGGGCCACCCCATAGGTTTCGACGTTGCGCAGAATTTCCTCAGCGACCGGCTCAGGCACGGCGAAGCCGCCGGTGCTGTTGACGCCTTCGACCATCGTGCGGCTCTCGACGCCGTGGTCAGCACACCACCGACGGGCGTTGTCGTCGCCGGCGAACTTGGCACGCAGCCACATGCCGAAACGGTACGCCGTCTCGTGCGAGCGGAACGCCTTGAGCTTGCGGCCGTCCCGCACCGGCTCGATGCGATTCTCGACCGCACGCACCTCGGGGGCCGGCGAGCAACGCTCGGCCACGCTGCGGAGATTCTTGGCCGACTCGACCACCTTCACCTCGAAGTCGATCGAGGCGGCGAGCCTCTGAGCCCGCTCGGTCAGGCCGGTGAGCTCCGCATCACGGGACTCGAGGTCGGCCTGGTTGTCGGTCTGCAGGGCCGTGAGCGAGTCAATCCGCTCGGCAACGTCGGTGGCTTCGGCGCGAAGAGTCGAGAGGCGGTCCATGTGTGATCTCCAGCGGCGTGATTGCCGATGGAGTCCACTGTGCCGCTACGCACCCGGCCTCTTGCAGAACCTCATTTGAGAAACTGTTGTTTTCACAAACGCCACCGCACGAGCACCGCACCGTGGGCAACGCAGATACCGCTGCCGTTCATCGCCGCAGGCACGACTAGAACGGCACCGCAACTTCTCGCCGCAGGTGCAGCGGGCCTCAGACATTGCGAAGCCTCAGCATGGCGGCCCACGCCTGGGCGACGCCACGCATGGCCGAACGCACGGCAGGCGGGGCCGCTGGCTCGCCCTGTGACGCCAGCCACGCCTCGTAGGAACGCATGGCCACGCCGGCACTCGTCTGTGGGTACGCCGGCACCAGCACCGGCCCAACGTCGTACAGGCCCGAAACCTCTCGGATCTGCCGCACGGCCTTGCCGTCCTCGCCGGTACGAAACGACTCGTGCTTCGGGTCCACCGTGAAGGCGAACGACGAGCCACGCACATCACGCCGCTGGATGAGTTCGAGCACGTCGGCCCGGCTCACGGGCGGCGTCACCACGTACCGCAAGCCCTTCTCGTCACTGGACAACTCCAGCGTGCCAGACGACGTGCGGCCCAGCACGATGTTGCTGTCATGGTTGAACAATGCGACCACGTCGCCCTTGCCACGCTGGCGGCCGAGAATCTTGTCGAACGCACCCGGCAGGATCTCCTCCTTGAACCCGCCCAGGTCGAGGCTCAGCCGGTTGTACACGGCGGCGTAGCCAACGATGGCGGCCCGGCCGTCGGCACGGCTCTCGACCACGAGCTCGTTGTCATCCTCAAAGGCGAAGTCCCGGCGTTCAATCTCCATCGGTCTGCTCCTCTGTTTCGGCGTCGTCCTCGAGCTCGTCAGCCGGGCTGTCCTCGGCTTCGACCACCGGCGGCTCGGCAACCGGCTCCGGTGCAGGCGGCTCCTCGCCTGCCTTGTCCAGCGTGGTCATGTTGAGTTGGATGAAGTGCTTGTCGCCCTCGGGACCGAGCGGGTTGAGATTCTCCATCTCACGCACTTCGTTAATGCTCATCCAGCCGTTTTGGATCGCCGAGACGTAGTAGGCCGAGCGGCTCGCGTGGTCGCCACGCAGCAGGCCGTTGGCGTTGTGCTCAGCGAAGTACTTTTCGTCGTCGTCAATCAGGTCACGGGCAATGGCCGCTTCCCATCGCTTGAGATGACTGAGAAGGCAGTGCTGCACGAACTCGGTGCCCTGAACTTCAATGTTCGAATAGGTACTGCGGGTGAGATCCTGAATCATGTGCGGCGGCACACGAAACGCCCGGCAGATTTCGATGACTTGGTATTGGCGTGTCTCAAGGAACTGGGCCGCCTCGTTGCTCTGCGAGAGCTCGTGGGCCTTCACGCCGTTCGGCAGCACAGCCGTCCGGTGGGCACGATCCGGCCCACGGTGCATCCGCTCCCACTGCTCACGCAGACGCTCGGCCGCCTCGACGGGAATCGGGTTGTCGCTCTCCAGCACGATGCCGGGCCGGGCACCGTTGCCGAAGTAGGTGGCCCCGTGGGCCTCCAACGCCTGGGCCAGGCCGATGGCGTTTTGGAACAGCCGGTACGTCGGAATCGGGTGAATGCCGTCGCTCGTCGTGTACCGCAGGGCGAAGATCTGCTCTTGGCGGTACACCGTCTGCCGGCCATCCGGCTCACGGTAGAGGTAGCGAATCTGGCCGTTCTCCAGCCGCTCCTCCTCCATGCGTGAACTGTGCAGCGGCCAGAGCTCGCCGACCGTGCCGCGGGGGCCGGGCCGCTTCTCGGCGTACGACGCCCCGTAGTGCAGGTAGAGCCCGGTCATCCAATCCCGAAACTCCTGAGCCGTCTGCCACGGATTCGGCTGCGTGTGCAGCAGGCGGTACAGCGGGTGCTCGGGCACCTTACGCTTGCCGCCCGTCGTCACTCGCTCGTACAGGTGCAGCGGCAGAGACGAGACCGAATCCGAAATGACACGGATGCACGCCGTGTAGGCCGAGCAGGCCATCGAGGTGTCGGCGTTTACCCGGATGCCGGATGACGTGCGGCCGCCGCCCATCTCGCTCCAGTCGATGCCACGGAGCTCGTGCATCCGGTAGTCGTTGGTGGCTGTCTCGCTCATAGCGTGATGATGTCCCAGGTGCCTGCGTTTGATGACGATGTTGCGTAGACGCCTGCCGCCATCACTAGAGCCACAATGCCGTCAATCCGCTCATGGCTTCGCTGCTTGCTCGGCTTGATGTTCTGCCCGTCTGTCTGAATCGCCACGTTTCCTGCCTGCCACGTCAGCACTTCGTGGCCGCCGTGCAAAAGCTTAGAGCCGCAAATCCATGCCTCGACCTGAAGAGAAGGCGCTGACATGGAGCCGTAGCCCTGCCCGAAACCTACAACGGGCAACCCGTCCTCTTGCAGCAATTGCGTGAGATGAGTCGAGTTCCAGCGATCCACAGCTATCTGCCGAAACCCGTACTTCTTGGCCAGGTCGTTGATGTCGGCACGCACTTGCGAGTAGTCCGTGACGTTGCCCTGTGTGACGTGAAGCAGGCCCTTCCGCTGCCACACGTCATACGGCACCTTGTCTCTACGGACTCGCTGGTGCAGGTTCTCTTCAGGAATCCAGAAGTGCGGCTCCACCCAAAAAGTGCCGTCGTCCAGCGGGAACAGAATCACGAACGCCGTCGTGTCGAACGTCGTGGCTAGGTCGAGCCCGGCAAAGCAGTCACGGCCGGCAAGTGGCACCGGGCAGGGCGTGTTGCCTTTCGCCCAGTTATGCATCGCAATCCAGCGGGTATCCTGCTCTGTCCAGCAATTCAAATAAAGTTGCTTAAAAGTGTTCTCGTATGCAGGCATCTCAACCGCCCGCTGACACTCGCTTCTGAGAAAGTCGAGCTTTACTGAAACGCCGAGATTCGGATTGGCAATAGCCCACGTTTTCTCGTCCTTCCAATCGGCTGCAGGATCGGCACAGTAGATCGCCGGCAGAAACGTCTCGTCTTTGATCGCCCCGGTGCGGACAGCCTCGGCGTACTTCCACACCTCCCAGCACACCGACTTCTTGTCGTGGCCCGCCGTCGTCAACGCCACCGTGAGCGGGTTGCGTCTGGCCCCCTGGCTCGAGAGCATCACCTCCCACATCTCACGGTTGCTTACATGGAGCTCGTCGAAAATCACCGCGTGAGCCGAAAGCCCGTGCTGGATTCCAGCCTCGGCAGAAAGTGCCTTGTAGGTGGCGTGCGTGGACTCTCGCACGATGGCGTTGCGATACACCTTGAGATGCTGCCGCAGCACCGGCGACTGCTCCACGGCGATGCGTGCGGTGTCGAACACCAGCCGGGCCTGATCTCGTGAAGCCGCACACGAATACACTTCCGCCCCAGGCTCGTCCTCGAGCATGCACCTGAGTGCGATGCCAGCAGCCAGCGTGCTCTTGCCGTTCTTGCGTGGCAGGGCCAGCAGCGACGTGCGTACCTTTCGCCGGCCGGCGTCCTCGGCGAACAACGCCCGCAGGTAGTCACGCTGCCACGGCTGGAGCAGGAACGGCTTGCCACCGAGCTCGCCCTTGGCGTGCGTCAGGTGCTTCTCAAAGAACCGCACCGCTAGGCACGAGGAGCACTTATTGCACGGCTTCTCAGCCGAACATGAGGCGGTCTTCGTCGTCGTTGGACGCTGCTTGCTCAACGGCAGAGACTCTCGCCAAAGCGGACGCCGTGAGGCCAAACTGCTCGGCGAACCGCAGCATGTGCAGGCGGGCGTCCTTCTTCCGATACCAGGCCGGGTGATTCATCACCCTACCCTTGTCGTCCATGAACGTGGCCCCGTGCTGCTTCAGTTCCGCCTCGGCCTTCACCATGTCGGCCAGGGCGTCGCAGTAGGCGGCCAGCGTGTGCTGGTGCCGCATGCTCATCACCTTGGACGCCTCAAGCATCGGCACGATACGTTGCCACTCAGCCCGGCCGATCTCGCACAGGTAGTTAGGCGGCTCAGGAATGCCCGCCGGTGCCTCAATGCCGCTCTTATGCGGGCCTCTAACGCGAGAGCCCCGGAGCTTAAGAATCGGCTTAGGCGTCGGCTTTCGGCCCTTACCCATCACGCTATCCGCAGGAACGCTGGAAACCGTGGCACGCCGGCGTCTGTCATCTGCTGGAACTTGAACGTAAACACGGTGCCAACCCGTGGCGGCTTACGCCGCAGCGAGTCCGTCAGCCCTGACGATAAACGGAACACGGTGCCGTCTTGCATCCGTGCCACCAGAGCACCAACGCTGGAGCGGTTGCGGCCCGTGCCCGGCTCGTACCCGATCACCGTGGCCTCAGCGTCCAGGAACGTCTTGACCTTCAGAAGCGAGGCCGACCGCTTCGGCTGGTACGCACTACCCGGCTCGCGGAGCATCACGCCTTCGCCGCCTGCCCGCACGATCTTGGACAGCACGGCAGCGAGCTCGTCACGGCCGCCGCACCGCTGCTGCTCGAGCACGAACGCAGGGCCGGTGCTTCCGGTCAGCACGTCACGCAGCAGCTGCTGCCGCTCCTCGAAACCGCCAGCCGCCGCCGGGGCGTCGAACACGGCGTATCGGATCGGCCGCCACGACTCAGCGTCGATCCGGCGGTACGCACCGACCACGCTCTGAAACGTGCCACGGCCGGCCCACAGTTCCCCGTCGAGGCTGACGCCACGCGGCAGCGACGACACGAACGACGCCGGGGCGTTGATCTCGTTGCCCGCTCTCGTCGCCAGCGTGTACCCGTCCCACACCGCACGCACGCCATCGAGCTTCTCGCTCATCCACCAGCCGGCCGGGTCGCTGCCGGCCCAGTTCTTCGCAAGCATCACCGACATGGCACGCACCTCCAGAGATGCTGAAACATACGCTCATCATCGGCCCATTTTCAACTGGCCACCGCATGCGTTTCGTGCCTGAAAAACAGGCTCCAAACTGCTGCGACAACACGCAGTGCAGACACCTCGTCACGCCTCGCAGGCAAGCGACTCACGCCAGCATTTCGGAGGCGGCTTCGACACACGCACATGCAGCCGAGAGCCGCCAGGCGGAACGCCACGCACTAGGGGACACCATTTTCGGCCACGCATGCGATCCGAAACGGTGGTTTTCCTCAGACGCTGCCGGTATGGCAGCAGGCACCCTCCCAGGCTTCACCAGTTCGCGTTAGCGGGCGTCGCGGTGTGTCTTGCGTGTGTGGCATCCATGACACAGACACTGGCCTGCAGAAACGTCGTAGCGGCTCCTACCATCCATGCACCGATCCGTACCTTCCATCACTGGGGATACGTGGTCAGCGTGGGCTTGCCCCTTTTGTGAGCAGACCACGCCACAGGCCTGGCATTGCCACGCATCCCGCGTGAGCACGGCCTGCCGCCACAGTCGATGACGCTTTGAGCAATAGCCACGGGCTGCCGCGCTTGGCCTGGTGCTCTCGTCTCGCTGTGGGCGGGACGCACGCAGACGCAGCGGCCTGTGGCATGGGATGCGTTGGGGCATTAGCTCTTGAGCGACACGATGCCGAGAGTGCCCGTGCTGTTTGTGGTGGCCGAGACGATCTTGAGAAACGACACGGCGAACACCGCATCAGGCAGGGCGTAGATCCTGCCGTCCGTGCTCGAGGGGGCCAGCGTGATGTCGGCTGCCGAGCCATCTGCCCCGTAGATGCGACGGAACGCACCATCGACACTGGTGCCGCCCCAAGTCTGAAGCGTGGTGGCGTTGGTGGTCATGGTGCCAAGCGACACCACACCGCCAGCCATATCGTCCAGCCTGAGCGTGGTGGCCAGGGTGGTCGTGCTGTGCAGCACGATGCTCACGTCACGCTCGTACCGCTTGATCTTCACATGGGACATGGTCTAGCTCCGTGGCTCGGGTCTGGCCCGCATCGTGGCCTGAGTCTCAGGGTATGGCGTTATGCCGTACGTCTTGCAGTTAGGCGGGCTCTTGCGGCAGCAGTGCCTTGGCAACCTCCAGCGGCACTACCTCCACTTGGCTCATCATCTCGGGCGTGATGTGCGAGAACGCCTTGGCAAGAATGCCGCCGCTCCCGACTTCGCTGAGAACGTCGCCATACATCATCCATCGGCCATCAGTCAGCGGTCTGCCCGTAGGGATATGGCGTGGATCGCCATACGCCTGCTGCAGTTCGTATAGCGTCACCGCCACGTTGTAGTCGTAGACGAGGGCGAGGCCACGGCAGTCGCCGTACGGCAGCGGCAGCGTGATGTCTGACAGCCACATCACACGTTCCTTCCAAGGGCCGTCTGGAACGCCTGCATTGCGGTGTAGTAGGCGGCGGCCTCTGCCGCTGTAAACGCAAGTCCGATGCTATAGCCGCCAAGCGTGCCGGTGTAGATGTTGTTGGCTGCTGGCGTCGAAGCTCTATTCAGAGCGAACACGAAGATGTTCGAGGCTTCGGGTGTGGCTGCACTCTGAGTGTTGGTGGCATCCTGCACGCCGTTGCGATAGATCAGACCTGCGTTGGCTGGCGTGTTCACGCCCATCCACAGACCGACCGCCGATAGCGTCACGGCACTTAGGTTGGGGCTGAACGCACCATACCCATACTGCACGGTGGTTGCTGGGCTGTTGTAGCCAAGAGAAAAGGATTGCGCGACGCCAGAAATCGCCTCTGAGCCAAGGAACGTGTTGAACGTCGCCCCTGACCTAACTCGTTCATACGCGGCAATGTGCCGATCTCCAGCAGTAAGAATGTTGGTGGCGAATCCCGTATCCAGATACTTAGATCCGCCACCAGTTAGCCCGCCCGTTGCGGTGTAATCCCCGCTGACAAACGGCCCTACGTTTGTGTCCACGGTGTTTCCGAACTGCGTCCCTGACTGTGACTGACCACGGTAGAGAGGCACGAGGCACGCATTCAAACCCGTGCCGCAGAACAGGTTTAGCCGGTAGAACTTGCTGCGAATGCCAGCCGATGCAATGGCCTTGCAGAACCTGTCCACGGCCGGCAGTGCCGTGCCCACACTGCCCCCGTTGGCGACAACTCGAGCCTGCCAGCTGGCCGCTTCGGGGTGCAGCGTCTGCCTCGGCCGCAGCGTTCGTGGGCTCATGGGGCTCATTGGGTGTCTCGCATGTGCTTCATCTCGTACAGCAGCTTGGTCTGCTCGGTGACTGCCTTGCTGATCTCGCTCTGCGTCTCGCTCAGGCTGCGAACGAACACTCGATGTTCTTCGACCAACGGGATCAGAACGTCGTTGCGAAGCACCCAGCCGGCCGCCAGGGCGACCACGACCGAGAATCCGTAATCACGCAGGGCCGTGTAGAGCGTGTCCTTCGTCGCCTCAGTCACGCCAGGGCCTCCAGCATCTCGACTCGGTTCTCCAGCCAGCGACGAATCAGGATCTTCACGATCTCGCTGATGATGGCCGCCAGGATGATGCTGGCGATAAACCCCATGCCGTACTCGGCACGCTCTTGCCGCTCGATGCTCTTGGCCAGGTGCTGGCCCACCACGGCGGTCTGCTGCGGATCGCACTGGTACAGCACGGGCACGGGCCACTTGCGGAGGGCACGGCCGATGAGCCGCTCGCCACGCTTGCGGCCGAGCAAATACCGCTTGGCCGGCAGTTCGTTCCACACGGCGTCGATGAGTTGCTGGCGGGTCATTTCTTGGCCCTCTGCTTGTTGCACTCAGGGCATGGCACCTTCACGGTGCCGTCACCAAGCCAGCCGCCGCCGGGCGGATTCTTCGCACCGCACGTCGAACACTTGTCGCTTGCAGGCGTCGGCTCAGGGCTGGGCGTGGCCCGCATCTTCACCAGAGCACGGGCAGTCTCGGCAGCCAACTCGGCGGTCAGCGACGCATCGTCAGCCGGCAGCGTCATAACGCAGCCCACCAGCACGATGCACAGAGCCACTAGGAATCTCACAGCACGTCCCCCGTCCAGTTGGGCAACTGCTGGGCAGGCCAGCCGTTCACGCCAGAGAAGGCGATTGAGTAGCGGCCACTGATGTCAGACCAGCGGGCCCAAAACGATCCGTGCGGAATCTCAAGCGTCGTCCCCATCACCGCCCGGGGGCCGGTGTTCCACTTGCCCCACGAGTTGGCCACGAGCACGAGCGGCTGGCCGTACGCCTTGCGGGTTTCGTCTCGGTCGTCCACGCCCAGGTACGCCATGGCGTGGTACCAGACGCCGCCGGATCGTTTGGACACGCCGTTGGTGTCTCGCGTGTTGATGAACGCTTCCGAGCCGCAGCTGCTGATGCAGTAGCCGTTGGCGATCAGATCACGCACTTCTTCAAACGTGCGGGCCCGTGTCGCCGTGCGAACGAGATGCTGCCGGCCGAGCTCGAGCACGCTGGCTGGCGGCTTTGTTGCTCCCCACTTGCCGGCCAGCTTGCCGTCGTACTTCGTCAGGTCGATGCCGAGGGCTTCGTACCGCTTACGCACCCACAGGCCGGATTCTTTCAGCACCACTTCGGCGGCGTGGTCGCAACTCCAACCGTCGCCGCCGTGCTGGCGAAACCAGTAGATGGCCTCAGTGCTTAGCACGCCGTCCCGCCGGGCAGCGTCTGCAAGATCAGGAGCACCTTCCACAAGGCCGGTGACTTCGTCGGGCTTGCCAGCGGCGATTTCGCAGGCGAGCGTGCCGAGGCAAGCGTTTCGGGTCGAGTGGCTGACGCAGTCGCCACGGGTCTGGGCCGATGCCGGCAGGCAGTCAGGAAACACCCGCTGCATGATCTCAAACGGCGCCCACAGTTTCCCCGCACCGCTGCCCACTAGCCCGTACCGTCGGCACGTCGTGCCGCCGTCCGGTGCTTGGCCCTGCATCAGCAGGTACTGAGTGAGCCGCTCAGACGCAGCCGGATCGGCGTAGACGCCGACGAGGCCAGCCAGGTACTCAGACTGTGCATCCCAAGGCATCGCTCACTCCTTGGCCGTGCCGGCCCATGCGATTGCCTTGTAGAGCTCGACGACCTTGGCCCGTGTCTCAACGTCGATCGGGCGGGCGTCGAGGCTGAGCGTGTCGCCCATAGCCTTCTCAACGGCCTGGCGGAGGCCGGCGTAGGTGCCGGGCTTGTTCTCACCGATTCGCCGCCACCCGATGTCGAGAGCGAGCGTGGTGAACATCCGCAGGGCACGAGTGTCGGTCAGCACCACTTCGGTGCCCAGTTCGTCGCCGGCCACGACCGTGGCCGCCTTGCTCCACAGGTTGGCCCACAGCATGCGATCCCCAAGCGGTGCGGCCTTGAGTGCGTCAGCAATCGGCTGGACGGTGGCACGCATCGCAGAGCTCGGGGCATCGACGGTAATCACGGGCACGGCCGGCGTGCTCGGCAGGCTCGGCATCGGCACCTTGCCCCAGGCTGCGGCGATCAAGAGGGCCGCTGCGGCGATTCGGCCGGCGAGGGCTCCGTGGGCCTTGGCGGCTTCGGCGGCCTTAGCGAGGTACCCAGCGATTTGCTGCCGGTACGGCGCAGCGAGGAAAGCAACTGCCGCCACCACGGCGGCGGTGCGTACGAGTGACTCATGGCTCACCGGACGGCCTCCACCTGCTGCATCACCCAACGCACGAGATCCTCGCCCGCAGGCGTCTTGAGCACGGCGGCCAGCTTGCTCACCAACTGGTCGTCCACCTTGGCGTGCGTCTGTGCGGCCAGCCACTCGACGGCGTCCGCCACGACGAGAGAACGCCGGTACGGGTCGGGCTCAGCCATGAACCGCTGGCCGTAGCCGATGAGCGGGGCCCATCGCTGCAGCAGCATGAGCGACTGCCACAGGTTCAGGCCGTTACCGTACTGCTCGAGCTCTTGCGGGGTGGCACCGTAGTCGGGCATGGCTAGTCCTCCTCATCGGATTCTGCCTCCCCACCGGCATCCTCTTGCAGTGGCGTGACGTTGATCGTCTCGTTCAGCCAGTCGTACGCTGCGTCGTAGGAATCCTTCGCCTCCTCAAAGGCGTCTTTGCGGTCTAGGCGAAACGGCTGCTTGAAAACCTCTTCGTCGATGAGTTTTCCGCTGCCGTCGGTCATGTAGATGTAGGCGTACTGCTGGCCGTACTCCACGACGATCCGACGCAGCACGTCCTCGCGGCCCTTCGGTGCCATGGTCATCGGTCCTGCTCCCATAGGTCCGCTAGGTTGCCCTCGTAGCCAACTGCCTCTTTCGTCTCGTGATCCATCGGGATCCGCTGAATGCTGACGTGCCGTGTCTTCGTCACCCGGCGATCCTCACGGGTGTCGTCGCTCCACGTCGCTTGGATCTGCAGGCAGGCGTCTCGGATCTCGGTGGTCGTCGGATCCCGCTGACGTACCGGCTTGGCCCTGAGCTTGCGGTCGTGCCGCCGGGGCAGCTGCCACACGACGGCCAGGCGGATGACTTGGTCCCGGGAAATAGTCCACCGCTCGCACAATGCACGCATCGGCATGTGCGTCGCCCAGTCAGCACGGAACGCCGTCAGGCTGATGGTTGCGGTGTCGCCTCGCATGGCTCCATCCACGACACGATCGTTCTCATCGACGGACACACATACAGCATCTGCCCAGTGGCCCGGGCGATGCCCTTGTGGAACGGCACATGCTCGCAGTCCGTCGTGCCGTCGTACGTGCCGGCCAGGTAGGCATCGGTGCGGTAGATCGCCATGCCGCCGAACGCACTCGACACGAGAGCGGGCGGCGATCCCACGGGCGGCATCCATGTGTATCCGAACCCGCCTCGGCCGCCTCGGTACTGGTCCCAGTAGCAGTCCCGCTGGCCAACGCCACGCAACGCCCACAGGTCATAGTGAGCCCACTGCGGGCCATTGCCGAAGTCGTACTGAAACAAACTCACGCTGGCCATGCCGTAGGCACCCTGCTTCTCAACGAGGCAGCCGACGCCGTTTACCAGCCCGTGCTGCGAGAAGCCCGCCCATAAGTCGAAGTCCATGACGATGACGTAGTCGGAGCGTGCGGCACACTGCCGCACCCACTGCTGACAAGCGTGCCGGTACTCGGCGAGTGCCACGGTGCGGCGGCCGGCGAACTCACCCGGCAGGTGCGGGCGACCTAAGACCTCGTAGTGAAACGTGGCGTGACTGTGCCGGCGGGAGAACTCGGCCAGCACGTCCAGAGTGTCGTCCGTGCAGTCGTTGCTCTCGATATGCAGCTGCCACGACTTGCAATGCTGGCCGAGGGCCTCGACTCGCCGCAGGTTGTCGGCCAGCTGCGGGCCGCAGTTGCGAGCCAGGCCGACGACGGCGATGGACGAGTGCCGCAGCCGCTCGAGCCCTTCGGCGTGGCGGCGGTCGAACTCCTCGGCGAAGTCGGGGTGCGGCATCCACAGGTCGGCATCTAGGTCAGGCATACGGCACTCCTCGCTTGCCGCACAGGGCGGCCGACACGCTCCACGGGAAGTTGGTGGACCGCAGGAACTGCCGCACTCGGTGCATGTACTCCGCGGCCTCGGGACCCGCGCGGTGCGTGTGCCCGTAGCCAGCGGTGTCGTCCGTGAAGACGGCCCCGTCCTGCGGCACGTAGACAGCCCCGGCGGTGCCGGCCACGACGCTGTAGGCGATGCAGTCGCTCCACGGCCCCATGTTCCACCACTGGTGCTGGCCGAGCTTGAGCAGCCACTGCAACTGGATTGCCGCCCCGATGCCCGTCTCCGTGGGCACGGGCCACTCCCGCAGCCGGCGGCGAACGTCGGCCGGCGTCATGGTCGTCGTGGACTCCAGCCCGCAGCCGACGTGGCCCACGATCTGCCCGGCCGGGCTCGCCACCTTGTAGTCGTGGAACACCACGGCGGCCGTCGGGAACCGTTCCACGCTCTCGACGATGCCGGGAAGCAGGCGGTCGTCGGCCCCCATGCAGATGACGTGCGAGCCCACGAGCGACGGGTACACCGTTGCCGCAGCGGCTTGCCAATCCGCTGCCTTCTCGTGGTGCCGCACGTAGCGGATGCACGGGTAGACGCCCTGCAGCTGCTTCACGATGCCGGGCGTGTCGTCCGTGCTGGCGTCGTCGATCACGACGACTTCGGCCGGGCTCTGGCACGCAGACGACACGATGGCACGGCCCAGCGTGGCCGCTCGGTCCCACGTCGGGATGACGACAGACACGCTCACAGCGTTGCTCCCGTGCAGATGGCAAGCCGGTAGTGGCACATCGGCCCGTAGCCCGTGTGGAGAGTCTCGTCATTCATACCGAACACGAAGACGTTTCGGAAGCACCGCTTGAGCGTGGACCGCAGCCCGTCCTCGGTCTTGCAGTTCACATGCCCGGCCCGGCTGAGCTCGGACGCATGCGGCTGCGACTCCAGCGAAGGCATCCCGCAGATGAACGTGCCGTACTCGCCGATGCTAAGGGCCACGTTGCCAAGAAACGCCCCCTCATGGTGCGGCGGGATGTGCTCGAGCACGTCTAGGGCGTAGGCGGCGTCGAAGAGTTTCGGCAGACGATCCGGCACGTAGCGTGGCCCGGCCACCATGTCGTGCTGCATCAGCATCACGTTGCCTGGCCGCTGCCGGGAGCGGGCCTCGTCGATGAAGGCGGCGTCGAAGTCGGTGGCGATGACGTTGCCGACGGCCTGGGCCACGATGCGGGTGGCGAACGCATCGCCGCAGCCGATCTCCAGCACCCAATCGCAGCCGGCCAGCACACGAGCCACGAACTTATACCGAGCCAGCGTGAAGCCGAGCCGCTTGGCGTCGATCTCGTACGTGTGCGAGCTCATGGCACCGAGAGCGTGCCGCTCGTAGTCGTTGAACACGGCGTACTGTGGCTCGCTCACGAGATCCGCACGGTCGTCCGTGCCTCCTGTCCGTAGCTCTTCTCGACCACTAGGCGGGCCACTAGCGTGTCGTCGCCCATCACGTCCTGCAGTGCGTCCAGCACGGCCTTCGCCAGGTTGTCCACGTCGGGCCTCGGTAGCCGTGGTGCCGTGGGCTTCACGCCAGCCTTGGTCATGTGCGACTTCGGCCGCTGAAAAACGGCGTCGATCACCACGTTCAGAGGCTCGCCGGTCTCGCCCAGCCCGGCCGCTCGAGCAGCTGCTGCCAGCAAGTGCCGGTACGCATGCACCGGGTGCTCTTTGGGCACATACGCCCGTGCGAACCCGCCCCGAGTCGAGACTCGTGGCCTCGGCTGCGGGACGGGCTCGCCGGGGATGGTGAACGTGACGGCCAAGGCTCACCGATAGCGGATGACGGCGAACCACATGCGGCGGACGGGCGACCACGCCACGCCTTCCTCGATGATGGCTCGACGGCCGAAGAAGCAGCAGTTTCGACGGGCCGCCTCCGGCGTCGATCCGCAACCGATGCCCTCGTACTGGCCGCAGCTGCTGTGAACCAGCGAGCCACGACGGGCGATCACGACGGCGTGGTCACTGGCACTGACGACCGAGCCACGACGAGCCACCACGGTGGTGTCGGCGTTGGCGTGAATGCAGACCAGGGCAGCGAGCAGAACCAACAGGCAGCGAAACATGGCAATCCTCCGTGAGCTCCCGGTATCCGCCGGGACGCACGCAGGATGCCAAGGCTGTCAAGCGAGCAGACTATGCAGCACTCGGTAACGCCGTGCCTCGCGTCACGCGGCCGGGCGGCGCGGGATCGGCGGGGTGCTATGCGGAACGCCCGCCGCTATCGGGTTCCACATACACAGTGGTTATGAGTTTCCAGCGATAAGTCGCACAAGCCAGATCGCACCATGGAATGCGTGGGCAAAAACGCAGCCAAGAAAAACAAGCACAATCGCCATTCCAAACACCGCAACTGGAAACAAAAACAGTCCGAGTATGGCGAATCCGACCGGGTCGTCGTCCGGTATCGGGCAGACGCGGAGCCGCTCATAACCACGCGATGCACAAGACCGCTCGTCAGTGTCGCTCATGTTTTCTCTCTCCGTTGCTCGCGGCTTGTGATCTCTGGCGTTCTGTGGCTACTTGCCGTCTGACACAACCATCCAGCCGCCGCCGGTCATCTTGCTTACTTGCCGCACATGCAGCCCCTTGGCCAAGTTCGTCAGCCTGACGTTTTCGGTGACGAGGTGGCCGACGACTACCAGCAGTTCCTCCGCTGTCATGTCCTGCACCGGATGGTCGAAGAACTTCATTCCCTCGACTGCATCGAGGCACCGTCGCCGGAACTTGTCGTACTCAGTCGTGTGCGATGTTTCGTCCATGTCTTCCTTTCTACGCTCACAGAACCAGCGGATGAAGCGGACGGCGGGGCCGCCGCTTATCCTGCGTGTTCGCCTACTCAAAACAGCGTTCCCTGGCTCAGTCGGTTCGCAGCCGCCTCGCAATACTTCTCACTGATCTCGATCCCAACGGCCTGCCGTCCTTCGAGTTTCGCCGCGACGAGAGTGGTGCCGCT